ACAAAACAGGTAAAGCAATGCCTGTATTACCTCCTGCGGATTTTGCGAAAAAGAATCCAAATTTCAATAAAGAAACGGTTGAAGAACTTAGCAGTTTGAAGGCGCTAGATGAGATTGCTAAAAAGATAAAAATTAAAATTAATTACCCAAAAGAAACTGCACAGGAAAAACTATACAGGACGCATCAGGAAAAAAGAAAGAAAAGCGGATTACCTGATCCTAGCCAGTACAAACAATATGCTGCACAAAAGCAAGCAGAAATTGATGCTATGAAAAATGAAGCCGCTAAGCCCGGTTTGTATGCAAATATTCAGGCTAAACGTAAACGTATTGCTGCAGGTAGTAATGAAAGAATGCGCAAACCTGGTACTAAAGGTGCCCCAACTGCTCAAGCGTTTAAAGATGCTGCAAAAACAGCTAAGAAATAAGAGGGAATAATGCCAGTCACAAAAACAGTACTTAAGAAAGTTAGGCAACAAGCTTCAGTAAAACTTATTGGAGATGGTCAAGCAAATATAACAACTTTTGATCTTAAGTTGGCAGATGAAACTTTAGATAACGGTAATGTTGCTATGAATATTACCGGTATGGTGTGGTCTACCCCAGGAGCAACACCAATCGTAATTACGAGAAATGGTAATGTTACGCAATATTTGTCTGGCAATGATAATTGGTCATTAACGCAAATGTTTGGTATTTCTGATACAGTTGCAAATTCTGCAAATATTTCTATCGCAATGCCAGCAAATTCCTTGATGTATTTGACAATTACAAAAGCTGGCGGATTTATTGAACCAAATCAACAAATAGTACCAAGGTAAATAACATGAGACTAATTAAGGAAGTTGCTCAAGATTTGCAGTACATCACCGAAGAAAAACAAGGTGGAGGCAAAACTGTTTATATCGAGGGCGTGTTTGCTCAAGCAAATAGAAAAAACAAAAATAACAGAACTTACGGCAAACCAATTATGGAGCGCGAGGTTCAAAAGTATAGAGAACTAATTGAACAAAAAAGATCTTTGGGAGAATTAGGACACCCGGATAACCCATCGATTAATTTGCACCAAGTTTCACATTTGATTACAAAATTGGAAATGAATGGTAGCGATGTATATGGTAAAGCAAAAATACTAGAAACTCCAATGGGTATTATTGCAAGGAATTTAATTGAAAATGAAGTTCAATTAGGTGTATCAACTAGAGGTCTTGGATCTCTAAAAATGAATTCTGAAGGCGTCAATGAAGTGCAGGATGATTTTCATCTTGCGACAGTAGACATTGTAGCTGATCCATCTGCCCCAGATGCCTTTGTTCAAGGTATTATGGAATCTGCGGAATGGATATTAGAAAGCGGTATCTGGAAAGCTGTGCATATAGAAAATGCACAAAAGGAAATAAGAAAAACTTCTGGTAAAAATCTGGAAGAAACCAAATTAAGAATTTTCGAACAATTCTTATCCCGAGTGTCTAGATAACTAGAATTATAAATAATGCTTGAGTATATTCATACAATTAGGAGACTCTAATGTCAGTAGAAAGCAAAATTAAGGAATTGTTGGAGAATGTAAAGGTCAAAGCTTCTTTAGATGAAGCTGCCGGAAGTTCGTCCAATGTAACAAAGGATTCCTCGATCAAACCTGCCAATGGAGGAGATTCATCTTCTCCTAAACAAGGTAGTTCAGAAGAAGCATCCCATGAAGATCGCGGAGAAAATGAAGCAAATCAAGGCGCCATTACTGCAAAAGGTATTTCTAAAAATACTATTGCGATGAAAGGTTCAGTTGGAGTAGCCCCTAACTTTACTACGGTTCAAGGTACACCGAACCTAGGTGCTAGTTGGCCAGCCATTCCTATGAATACCGGTATTCGTGAGGAAGAAGAAGTTGTTTCTGAGGCAGATACGGATAGCACAATAAATGACCGATATAAGGACATTCAGACATCCGTAGATGATAAAGGGCGTCTTGTCTTTAAGAAAGATAAAAATGTAGAAGTTAAATCTTCTACAGACGACCAAGGTCGTTTACAGTTTAAAGACACAAATAGAGGCAATGAAACATCTACAGACAAGGCAGGCAAAATTGTTTATAGACGCACCGAAGACGTAGACACAGAGGATGACGAAAATATGGACGAATTGTCAGAAGCAGATCAAGAGTTAAATATTGATATGGCATCTATTTTCGGTGAAGATTTATCCGAAGAATTTAGAGAGAAAGCAACATCCATTTTTGAAGCAGCAGTCATTGCTAAAGTCAACGATGAGATGGAAAGAGTCTGCGAAGCGTTGGAGGAAAAATACTCTGCAGAGTTCAATGAGTACACAGAAAGCATTGTTGAAAAGGTCGATGCTTATCTAAACTATGTAGTTGAGAACTACATGGAAGAAAATAAATTAGCAATCGATAATGGGTTGCGCACTGAAATAGCCGAAGATTTCATGTCGGGACTTAAGGCCCTCTTCAAAGAACATTATATTGAAGTGCCTGAAGAAAAATATGATGTAATAGGTGAATTACAAAGTAAGGTAACAGATTTAGAAGAAAGTCTAGATCGTCAACTAGAACAGAATGTTGGTTTACATACTGAAGTGTCGTCTTTAAAGAAACATTTAATTATCAGCGAAATGTCTGATGATTTAGCCGACACCCAAGTTAATAAATTAACAAAACTTTTAGACGGTGTAAATTTTGAGAATGAAGAAATTTACAGAGAAAAGGTTGCGGTAATTAAGGAAAACTATTTCCCATTAACATCTGGAAAAGAGTCTTTCACAATTTCCCAAACACAACCCCTTGTAGAAGAAACTAGTATTGAAGACAGCTTCGCTTCTAATGATGTCGTATCTTCGTATGCTAAAGCCTTATCAAGAACAATTAAACGAGTATAACTTATAAATTTAAATAAGTTGTAAATAAAGGAGAATCAAATGTTTTTATCCGAGAATTACCAACAAAAGTGGGGCGCAATTTTAGATCACGCTGATCTACCCCCAATTAAAGATTCATATAAGCGTGCTGTTACAGCAGTATTGCTAGAGAATCAAGAGAAATCGTTACGTGAAGAGCGTCAAGCACTTTTCGAAACACCTTCGAATAACATTAGCGCAACTGATGGTATTCAAAAATATGATCCAATTCTAATTGGTCTAGTCCGTCGCGCAATGCCTAATCTAATGGCTTATGACATTTGCGGTGTACAACCAATGACAGGTCCTACTGGCCTAATCTTTGCAATGCGTTCGATGTATGGTTCGGAGCGTAATAACACTACGACTCGTAAAGAAGCATTATTCAACGAAGCGAACACCGGATTTTCGGGTGGCTTTACTGACGGTACAGGTAGCAATCCTGTATTCGGTACTTATAACACCGGTAATGCTATTCCAACAGGTTCGATGGAAGCTAAGGAAGATTATGCAGAAATGTCTTTCTCGATTGATAAGACAACAGTTACTGCTAAATCACGTGCATTAAAAGCAGAATACACCGTTGAATTAGCACAAGACTTAAAGGCAATTCATGGTCTTGACGCTGAAGCAGAATTATCGAACATTCTTTCGCAAGAATTTATGTTTGAGATTAATCGCGAAGTGGTTCGTACAATCTACAAAGTTGCTAAAGCAGGTTCGCCTTCAACAGCAACAGCAGGTACATTTGACTTAGATATTGATTCAAACGGACGTTGGTCTGTAGAGCGCTTTAAGGGCTTGCTATTTAATATCGAACGTGATGCTAACCACATTGCACAAGACACTCGTAGAGGAAAAGGTAACTTCATCGTTTGCTCAGCAGACGTTGCAAGTGCACTAGCTATGTCGGGCGTATTAGATTATGCTCCAGCATTAAGCACAAACCTAAATGTTGATGATACAGGTAATACATTCGCAGGCGTTTTAAACGGACGTTATAGAGTGTATATTGACCCATATTCGTCAAACCTAGGTGCTGCTAACCAGTTCTATGTAGTTGGTTACAAAGGTACAAGTCCTTACGATGCAGGTATGTTCTATTGCCCATACGTTCCGTTACAAATGGTTCGTGCAATTGATCCTAATAGCTTCCAGCCAAAAATCGGCTTTAAGACACGTTATGGTCTAATTGCTAACCCGTATGTAACTTCGTCGGATAGCTTGTCGGATTCGGATGGCGATAGCTTCACAGCAAATCGCAATCAGTATTATCGTCGTACAAAGGTTGCGAACCTAATGTAATTGAAGTAGCCGACAATAAGATCGGAATTTAAAGGGGGGAGGAAACTTCCCCCTTTTTTAACCTTTGTATCGGCTATAAATAATAAGATGAAGAAAGGAGTACAATGGCATACACCGCAAACATAGACGTTATTCAAAATGCTATAGCTGAATCGCAAACAACGACATATGATTATTTACGACCAAATGCGTTTAGATTTAGTTTAAAAGATTTACCTAAAGTCTCATTTACTTGTCAATCGGCAAACCTTCCAGATTTGCAATTAGGATATGCTGTTCAAAATACTCCGTTTGTAGATTTACCAACGGTTGGTGATAAAATAAACTTTGGTGAATTTACAATTAGATTCATTGTTGCTGAAGATATGAGAAATTACCTTGAATTATATCGATGGATAATTGGCTTAGGGTTTCCTAAAGATTATTCTCAATTCAAAACATTTTCGGATAATAAGGTAAGTAGATTTCCGTTTGTAACCAAAAAGGATGGTACTGAAGAGATTTTGGCATACTCGGATGGTACGTTGACTATTCTCGACTCGACAAACTCGCCTAAAGTAAATATAATATTTAAAAACCTGTTCCCTATATCATTACAGGCTTTGGATTTTGATATTACTTCTCAAACCGTAGAGTATTTTACTGCAATTGCAACATTCAAATATACTATTTTCGAAGTAGAACCTTTATAATTTTTTAATTTGGAGTTATTATGAGTACAAAAGTAAAACCGATGCCCCTGCCTTCAATTCCTAAATTGCCAAAGGCAGGCGGCAATCAAGAGGCAGCAAACAATCCCAACGAAAAAAAGCTAGAAGTGAAAATAGACGACCTTCGTAAAGAACGTATTTTCATTGCTACTCCGTGTTATGGCGGACAATTAACTGAAGCATATTTTAGATCAACTATTCGATTACTAACTTTCTGCAATCAACATCAAATTCCTATTGCGTTTGGAACTATTGCGAATGAATCTTTGGTTACTAGAGCTAGAAATGTTTTGGTAGCATATTTCCTACAAAGCGATTTTACTCGTCTAATGTTTATTGATGCAGACATCGAATTCCAAGTTGAAGATGTTATTAAACTAATTGCTCACAATAAAGATGTTGCCGTAGGTGCATATCCTAAGAAAGGTGTCAATTGGCAGCGTATTCGTGAAAGCGTTCGTCAACATGATACTGCATATGACGACAAACAAATTGCATCATTTGGTAGCGATTATGCAATCAACTTTAAGTTCATTAATCGCGAACAGAAACAAATTGCAATTGAGAATGGGTTGATTCGTTTACACGATGGCGCAACTGGCTTTATGATGATTAAACGAGAAGTTATTGATAAAATGATTGCGGCGTATCCAGATCTAAAATATAACAATGATTTGAATACACCTCCAGAATTAAATCCTCATTTTTACGCATTCTTCGATACAATGATTGATCCAAAGGATAAGCGTTATCTTTCTGAAGATTATACGTTTAGTCGTAGATGGCAAGACATCGGTGGCGAAATTTGGCTTGATCCGTCGATCTCCCTGAACCACTATGGTTCGTTTAATTTCCAAGGTAATCCTTCTCAAATTATTCAAGTAGGATAATTTATGAAATTATCTGATCTTCAAGAATCCTGGGCGGAGGATTGTAAGATTGATGAATTGAATCTTGGTCGTGAATCTGCCAGAACCCCAAACCTTCACGCCAAGTATTTAAATTATCTAACATCTAGCAAACTAAATCTTCGTAAAGCAGAATCCGATTACTTTAATACTAGACGATTAAAGTATCGGTATTACAGGGGCGAATTAACAAGCGCCGAACTTGCCGAATATGAGTGGGATCAATGGCAAGGAAATAAACCGCTAAAAAATGAGATGGATGAATTTTTGTCCTGCGATAAAGACCTAATAACTCTTGAGGATAAAGTGGAATATTTTAAAACTGTTTTATATCAGCTTGAGCAAATTATTCGTTCTTTAAATAGTAGAACTTGGGATATAAAGAATTGCATTGAGTGGAATAAATTTACAAGTGGAATGATGTAATGGTTGCAGATATAATATTGATTAAAAAAGATGAGGTTCATATAAAGGTGTTATGTGATCCTTCAATTGCTCAGGAACTAAGTGATCATTTTTGTTTTGATGTTCCTGGAGCAAAATTTCATCCATTATATAAATCTCGTATGTGGGATGGCAAGGTTCGATTATTTTCAATGTTTACCAAAGAGCTATACACAGGGTTAAAAGACTATGTGACTGCTTTTGCTAAAGAACGAGAATATACGGTACAAGATTCAATTATTCCGAATTTTAAAGATTCAGTCACATATGATCAGGTCAAAGAATTTTGTCTTAGTTTAAAATTGGCATCTAAAGGTCAGCCTATTAGTATTAGGGATTATCAAATAGATGCGGTATATGCAGCAATTGTTGATAGTAGACGTCTTTTACTCTCTCCCACTGGCTCAGGTAAATCTCTTATCATATACTGTTTATTACGTTGGCATGAGATGTTCAATAGACGTCAACTTATCTTAGTACCAACAACGTCGTTAGTAGAACAGATGTATACTGATTTTCAAGACTATTCATCTATGAATGGTTGGAAGGCATCGGAACATTGCCATCGTATCTACGGAGGACATGAAAAATCTAATGAATATGATGTTATAATTAGTACATGGCAATCTCTTTATAAATTACCTAAATCCTTTTTTA